CTAACTGCTTGATTTATCTTTATTTATGTGGTGGGTCGCATGCGATTCGAACGCATGACCATCGCATTAAAAGGGGCTTGTCACTGGCTTAAACAGGCCGCACACAGCTAAAACCAAGAACACTAAAAATACAAACAGCCTATAAAAGCCTAAAACAGCTTACAAAGTGGAAAGAATGTGGAAAGATTCAATACTTACTCAAGTGACAAAACCAGTCTCTTGCCGAGTGCTCTTGCTGCCTTATCTAATTGCTTAAGGCTTGGCCAGTGGTGAGGGTTTTCTAAACGTTGTGCGCTTGGCCAAGACGTATTCATTGAACTAGCAACATCTGATAAAGGTCTACTTCCTCGGGCATTCCTTAACAACAAAGCTGCTTGAACCTCTGGGCTGGGTACTGCTAAAAATCCATTTTCCGGACAAATTGATGTCTTCGGTATTTCTTGGTTCTTTTCCATCCTGTACGCAAGCATAGCGCTTAAAACCTCACTGGCATTATAGGCCGCTTCTTCTAGTGTCTCGCCTTGGGTGAACGCTTCCTCTAGGTCTATAAACTGCACAAAATACAACCCGTCTTCATCCTGCTCGGCTGTGTAAGCGAATTCAGTTTTCATCTTAGTTTTACACCTGTTTGTTTTTCGATAGCTTTCAATAAACCAATGCCAATATCCTTGCTTCCGTGTACTGGAATCGGAACACCTCGCGGCATACCGTCCTTCTCCATAATATGATGGCTCCCTTCAACTCTGGATAGGTTCCAACCTTCTTTCTTTAAAGCTGCAATGATTTGTTTACCGTTCATGGGTCTATTATATCAAAATTGATATATCAATCAAATTATCTTAGTGCTTTCTCAAAACTCCCTCTTGCTTCTATATACATATTTGCGCACTTAACGCGTTGTTCGTTGTATCTGAGAGTTTCGCATTCTGGTGGCTTTTTATACTGCGCTTTAAATCTATTAGATTGATCTTGATACGCTTGCCACTTCAACTCTTTTGCTGCGTTATATTCCCTTAAAAGCCTTTCCTGTTCTCCGATAGCCTCTTTTTGGGCTTGTTGCGCTTGCTGTTCTGCTATTACTTCCTGGTTCTTTATTGACGTGTAAAACCTTCCGGGTGCTTGGCTTTGATTGGCTGGTTGAATTTGGCTGGTCTTTGGTGCGTTCATTTTATCGTTAACGCTGTTCACTACACCGCCTATTAAAGCTCCTGCAAAAAACAACCAAGCTGCTGTGCTTAATATTCCTGCAAGCAGAATGCCGAAAGCTACTCCTACAATCAATTTGAAAACAGACATTCCTGATTGTTTTTTCATTGTTACTCGCCTTATCGTCATATTTTCCTCATTTTGCTTTTGTTTCTTGCAATTTTTTTAATATATCGTCTCTTTCTTTTGCGTTTTTAGCTGTTGCAAAACTAACTTCCCCTTCATCATTTTCTAAAGCCACTATGTAAATTGGCTCTATCTGTTCTTTTCCTATTGATGTTTTTCCGTATGCAAGCCATGTGGAGTAGTTCGGGAAAATATTTCCTATTTTTTGTATGTGCCATGCATAGACTTTTTGTCTTTCATGTTCGATGTTTTCAATAGTTCTTTTTTCTAAGCCTGTTATATCTGCGAACGCGGCCCTTCCCATTCCTAGACTGTCTCTCAATATTCTTACTCTTTTGTTTACTTCGTATTCTTCTTTATTTTCCATTTTTACTATTATGTACTTGACGTGTATATTATACGTGTACTATAATGTACACGATCATAAAGCCAGCTCAAACCAGCTTCAAAAGCTAAAGGGGTAAACATGGACCAACAACAAAAAGAAGTCAACCCAGTAGGGCCGACTATCGAAGTCAAATACATAGACCTGCCACAAGTGCCGGTAATGCACCCTGACAAATTCGCGGAATTGATTGGTTTATCAGCGGGCGTTGTGGGTGGTTGGATAGATTTAGGCTACGTACCCACAGTGAAAATAGGCAAGTACCGCTTAATCAACTTAGCAGCTTTATTTAATACATCACTGGCGTTGCAATCATGAAACTAGCCATCTTTACACCAACCAAACATAAAAGAGGAACCCGAGTTTATACCCGCGTTCTTAAATCATCTGAATTTAAACAAACTGAATTATTTCAACCGGAAATATTCACTAAAACACCCTACATAGATTCAAAAAACTTTAAACAATTAATAATTGAACAATGTCAATTTACTAACGACTTCGTTATTCGGTTTTTAAAAGATGATTGCAAATTTGAATCAGTAAAACAGTTAACCAATAAGGCAATATCACAACGATTAAATAGCCATATTAAATATTTAGACGAAACCGAATATTCTTACTTTGGCATATATCCACAGCCGGTTTATCAATCAAAAAACTACCCGTTCATTTATAAATTAGCCCTTATGTATCAAAACATTATCAATTCAGATAATGAATCCAAGATTCAACAAATAACCGATATTAATAAGTATTTAAACTCACAAAAGGGCTAAAAAAATGACATCAGAACAATTCAACCTACCGCCACGAGTCTCCGGTGGTGACCCTTCCGTTAAAGACGAACGCATATATCGCACCTGCTTAAATACTCGAGATTATCTCCGTTTAGAAATAGAAGCTATGGAAAGAGGTTTAAAACCCTTCGGATTAACAAAATCCGTTATGACCCTTTACATAAACAAACAACTGGTTTTCGTTCGTGACCTGCCGCCGCAAATACAAACGGCAATCATCGACTATCAAAAATCCATCTCTAAACCTGTTTCGATTTAGAAAAAACGATTATGTCAGCCATCGCTTTTAAAAGAGAAAAAATTGATTCTGCCTGCCGGATTAGCCTAGCCAGTCGGAGCCGTCGTATGGGGTGTGTCGTTATGGTCGCCGGGCTTGGGTGGTGTCAACACAGGCTGTATCGTGTTGACACCACCCAAACCGGTGAAACCATAGACACAAACCATAGATGGCACCGTCTGGCGGGAACTAGCCGGTTGGTGAGTTGGTGGGGCTATCAAAACAAAGCGCGTAGCACATTGTCTTTGCTCTTGATGTTGACCTTGCGAAAGGGATTGAAGAGGAAATTATCCATTTTGACTGAGTTAGAAGCCGTTATTAATAAATCTATGGAGCCCTGCGTAATAGCATTTATTAATTACGGATTCTTACCAGACAAAAAGGTTAATTGGAACGTAAAGCCCGGCCCTTTAGGGTTCGTCCAATGATACGAGAAACAAGAGTCTGTGCAGAATGCAAAACCCAACAAATCTTTGAGATGCGTAATTCAACAGACAACAAATTAGTAATAACCCGTTTCATTTGCCAATGTAAATGTCACGTACAAGTCACATTAAACAACGGATAAACCACCATGTCAGACTTACACGATAACGATTTGGACGACTCTGATTTAGAAGAAAACGAAGATCAACAAGTTTCATGTCCTGTTTGCAATGGTTCCGGTGAACTTGGAAACAATGAATATTCCATCCGTTACTGTACTGCTTGTAATGGCTCCGGCCTCACAACACAAAGTGAAATTGATCAACTGCCATTCTAAAACAACCGACTACCCCCGTTAGACCCTACGGGCTTCAAAAGGGTCAAAACAACCGCTTTAACCATTAAATTTAACCAAGGAAAAACACAATGTCAGAACAAAACAACAGCTTCCAATCAGACATGCAAACCGTTGTCACTGGAAAAGTAGAAAGTTTAACCCGTTACGAAATAGACGGCGACAACAAAGGTGGCTCAATCTGGGTTTCCAAACCAAACACCGGAAAAAACGCCAACAACCTAGGCAACGAACTAATCAAAATCAAAATGCCCTTTGAAATGTTCGACCAACAACGCCTAAAAGTTGAAGCCGGTGAAATCAAATTCCCTTGCTACATGGAAATACTTGCCGAAATCACCATGGGTGGCCAAAACAAAGCCGTCCTTTCAGCCCTATCAATACGCTACTTGGCTGAATCTTTAGAACAACGAATCGAACCCAAAGGCGTACAGCATTTAGACACAACATCTAAACCAGCAACACCAAAGGCATAACAACATGGCGCTTAAATACCTTTGCATAAGTTTTACCCAAGAATGGGTCGAAAAATCAACTATTGCCGAATGTTTAGCTATAGACCCTACGGGATTTGTGTCCTTAAGCGCCGCCTCGATGGCTGAACAGCCATCCATGCAAGACATCTTCGCCATCCCTCTAGCTGAGGACATGGCGCAAATGTGGTCATTAGGGTTTGGCCTCCCGATGACCTGTTATTTAGTGGCCTGGGGCTTTGGTGTCATTCTTAATATGTTACGCGATACCAAGCCCTATTAACCTTCACTTAATCCTTTAAAGGAAAAAATAAAATGAAAAATTCAACTAAAGCATTCGTTACCGGCGTATTAACATTTGGCGCTTCATCTGCATTCGCAGTAACACAATATGACAGCGTTGTATCAGCCGTTAACGCGTCTGACATCGTGCTAGGTATTGCCGCAATCGCTGGCGTACTTGTATTGCCAAAAGCAGCTGCTTACGGATTCCGTCGAGTATTGGCTTTCGTCCGCTAAACCAGCAAACCAAGAAAGGGGGCTTAGGCTCCCTTTTTTTTCTTAAATCACCAACCCAACACAGGTGACTTATGATCTTCACAATGCTTTTCTTTGTCTCCGGCTTGTTATGCGCCTATGCCGTGATTATCGGTTTTAGTCATGCTTAGGCTTTTTTTACTTATTATTTCGTTAACTTTTACCGTTCCTACCTTAGCTGGCATTGATGCATGGTACGCTACAACCTCACAGGCAGCGGCTGGTTGTGTCGCTGCAAACTTAGGATCAACGTGTATAACTGTCGGTTATTCTCCGGGGTTTGCCCGGTGTGCGGGTGCAAATCAAGAAGCAAGCGGAAAATATTATCAAAATTTTGAGGGTGGGCAATATGTTAATCATTTTCACTTGTCGTGCGTTGCTGGTTATGTTTCCTGCGCCGCCGGTCAAACTCGTGAATATCCGTCCGGTTCGTGTGCCGCTCCGACCGTAACCTGCACCGCTGGCTTTCAAAAAGACATCCTTGTTCCGCGCGGCTCTTACCCTGCTAACGGCACTCCTACCGTTAACCTCGTTCACGATAGTTCCGGCGGCTCATCTACCGCATTAAATCCGACAAGCGTTTCAACGGGTGGTTGTAAATACAATATCCCTGCAAACCCTAACAACTCCTATGGTTGCGAGGTAATAACCACACCAACCAGCTCAGATATTTATTGCAAAGTTCGCGGTACCCAGACCGGCGAATATATATCTGGCAATGACACAGCCAAAGAAATACAACCGCCAAAAACGGCGGCTGATTGCGTTGCTCCGTTAAAATTTGAAGTCGACCATTGCGCTCCGCCATCTGCCCACCTGGGTTGCTATACCTCCCCCACTGGCGATGAAGTTTGTCCATCCTCGTCAAAGCTAAATTGCGGAACAATTGGTTCTGACAAAACCGAAGTGTGTGTTACCGATACTGGCTTAACAATGAATGGTGGTCATGCTTACTTGGTCGATGGTCAGCCTGTCGCTGAAAAACAAAACGTCAACGGACAAATTCAAAATTGTGCCCTTAATTCTTCTGGCAAAGCCGTTTGCGTTGGTACCGATTCGTCGCCGCCCGGAATAAACCTTCCGTCTGTTCCCGCCGGTACTTGTGGCCCTGGTGGCACAGGCATTGTGTGTATAAAACCAGCGTCAACCACATCAACCCCTAATCCAACGCCGGTACCTATCAACAAAGAAGTCAAAGAAGCCACTAAAACCGCCACCGTTACCAACTCTGATGGTTCAAAAACCATTACCCAAACCACTACAAACAACATCGTCAACACTACGTCCACCGTCACCACAACCAACATCAATTCATCCGGCCAAACCACCAGCACCTCAACTGTAAAAGGCGATTCCCAAGGGCAAGGCGTAACCGATGGCACCGCGGTTGGTGCTTCTCCTGGTGCTGGTTCCGGTAAAGGCCGTTTTTATACAAGTAACGGTAAAACTGTCACTTCTGTGGGAACGGCATTTATGAATAAGGCTGTTAACTCTCCGCTCTTAAAAGCGGGTTCAGACATCTTTTCTGCGTCTATTCCCACGGTGGCCGCTTGTGCTGCCTGTGATTTAAATATACCTGCAATTATGGGCATGCCTAAAGCAGATATTCAGCCTTTCTGCGCTGTCTGGATGGAAACTGTCTGGCAGGTCATTGCTGCTTCATTGAAGATCGCCACCGTCTTTGTTGCCTTTCGCTTAATGATTTCATCTCCATTCTAGGGTCTGCCATGCAATCAATAATTAACACACTAAAAGACTATTTTGATTCATTTATTAAGTTTTTCGAAGACTTTGCAGACTCCATTAAGGACTTTGTTACTGACCTTCCTGCTACTCTCCTAGAGTATGCATCTGATTTCATAATGATGTTTTTAGACTGGGCCGGTTCTTATTGTTCGTATTGCTTGGGTGGTGTCACGCTTAGCGGTTCCGGCTCTGCTGCTTCTCAATTCGGTCAAAAAATACAAGCTGCTTATAACGCCTTGTCGCCTTGTATTCTCTACGCCCTTAATCAGGCTGACATTGCCGGATGTTTGCAAATCATGGTTTGTGCTACCACTATTTGGTCTGCCTTTAAGATTGTTGGTTTAGTGAGGTCAATAGCATGATAATTTTTCACGAAGGTCTCCCGGGGTCCGGTAAAAGCTACGAAGCCGCAATTAATCAAATCATCCCGGCCCTTATGAAGGGCCGTTCCGTTTATGCGTATATCGAAGGGCTTAACCGTCCTAAATTCGCAGAAATAACCGGTATTCCCTTAGAACTTGTTACTAAGCTTCTAAACCCTTTAACTAAAGAACAGGTGTCAGATGTTCAAGCTCATGTGGCTAATGATTCCCTTGTTATCTTGGATGAGTTACAAGATTTTTTCCCCGCTGGTAAAACTCATTTATCGCCTGGTATCACGGAATTTGTAACCCAGCACCGCCACCGTGGCATCGACATTGTTTGTATGGGGCAAGATCACCGCGATTGTCATATGTTGTGGAAGCGGCGAATTGACACCCTGATTAAATTTCTAAAGCGGGATGCTATCGGTTTTCCTAACTCTTACACTTGGTCAACATTCAAGCAAACAAACGGCACCTTTACCAAGCTTCGTTCGGGTTCCGGCAACTATGACCCTAAATATTTTGGTCTCTATGCCTCTCACTCTGACGGCGTTACCGCCATTGACTCTCACAATGATGATAGAACCAACATCTTAAAATCGTCAATCTTTAAGGTTGGCTTTCCTGCCCTTGGCCTCGCGGGTGTTTTCTGTGTTTACTTTCTGTACAACTATTTTGTCCCTGACGTGCCTGAGCCTAAAAACGAAACCGTCACCGTTACTACAAAAGCAATTGAACCGCCTAAATCTATCCCAAACCCTGTACCAGTTCCTCAAAAAGAAGAAAAGAAGCCCGAGTATAAAGCGGTTGAATTCGCAAATTTCATTGAAATGTACCTTGAAAAAAACAGGCCGCGCCTTTCCGCGTTTGTTCAGGCTTCAGATGGTTCTAAGATCTTGCTCAAGATAGATTTCTACGATGGTGACAAAATCATCGACACCTTTAACTATAAGCAATTCGTAGAATTCGGCTACACCATTACGAAAAAGGAATTCGGCGTTCTTGTTGAGAAAAACGGCAAACAGTACCCAGTCACTATGTGGCCACGTGAACTTCGGAACGAAGAGCAAAACCGGCTTGCTCGGGGGTATTCCAGTGGTGGTGTTCAAGATAGTCAGCGTAGTAATGAACAATCAATCGTAACCGCTCAAGATCAGCATTTCGGCAAAGTGGGTTCTATCGATGGGCCAATGGTGCAAATGGCAGGGCCGGGCCTTTAAATTGTGGGGCAACGCAAGTGAGTTTATAAAAAAGCAGATTTAATGGATGAGCGCGGGCGTTTTTGTGGCTTGGTTGCGATTCCTCTTAGTCCCTGGTTTGAGCTGCTGGCAGGGCTTTAGCTTTTCAATCGGCAAGGCGCGGCAACAAATAGATAGCTGTTCGCCCTGGCTGCCCGAGTAATGCGCGAAGTATGAGACGCGCGAGGGCGGCCAGGGCGATTACAGATAACAAGCGGCGGGCGCGCCTTGTCGGTTAGAAAATCTTAGTCTTGACAGGCGAAAATAAGGGGCTAAGGGGATGAGTAATTAAGCCACTGCCCTTTAAGCGAAGAAATGAAGGTGTGTTTGGCTAGTTTTCCTTCCCACCAGCAACAAATTAAACCCGTTACCTAACGTCCTTGTCACACGTTAGATATAAAACTTAAACTAGTATCGTTAGAGCTAACACAGGCTAGTAAAATGAAAACATCGCCACGCTATTCACTTGAATCATTAACCTTGGACCAAACAGACGATCAGGGACGTTTATTTACCAATGCTCATGGTATTCAGGATCTAACGCCCGTTAACATTGTCGGTGCTTCGGTTGATACGGTTCGGCAATTATTTTACGGTAAACCCAAAACGACCTTGATTGATAAGCTGGAAAAACACGCTAAAGCCGGTGAATCCATTATTTCCTTGTCGGATACCATAGGTTCGCAAAAATGGCACTTTACCCGTATGGGCAAAGTTTCCCGGTATCGCTACAAGCTTCAGAGCAATGATGAAGGCATCGTTATTTTGTTTTGCTCATTTTTTGCAAAAATAGAACATCCTGGGCAACACTTAAAAATTGAGCTTTCCCCGCATTTTATCACTCAGCGTTCAGTGCAAAAAATTTGGCAACGTTTACATGGTCAATTGGGCTTGTCTCAGAATTTCCTTGAAGATGCTGAACCTAAAGGCTGTGCTATCCATCTGGCTTGTGATTACCAAGGGTTTAGGCTTCCAGATGATTTCCTTTTTAAGTTCTCAACACGGTCAAGAATCATACGATCTTATGACGGTATGGGCTCAATCGACCTTTCCGACTTATCGGATGTTGTGGCCACTTATGGTTCAAAAACACAGACTAAGGATTATTTGATCGGCAAAGCAGCTTCAATGCAGTTTGCGGCCTACGATAAGAGCTTTGAAATAATTAAGCATGACAAAAAAGACTATTTTCACCGCGAATGGAACGTTTACACACTGGGTGAATTTGACGAAAAACAAACCGTTCGCCGTATAGAAGCCCGTTTTCACCATTCCATCATTCGTGAAATCGGTTTAGGCATGGGCAAGGAATTTGAATCGTTTGAAGAAATAGCACCTTACCTTACTGACATTTGGCGCTTTGGCTTAGAAAAGAATCGCTTAAACCTGGACGATAGACATGAACACCTTCATCCGTTTTGGCAATTGCTTATGGAAGACGTTGTATTCACCGTTCCGGCTACTGGATTGACAATAGTACGTAAAAAAAAACAAAGCTCGGAACCGATTGCGAAAAATATGGGGCTCGCTCTCGGAAACATGCTGACTATTTGGGCTCGTCAAGGGTTCACCGTTAAGCAAGTCATGCAGCAACTTAGATTACTGAGCTTTTATCCTCAATTGCTTGATAACTACAAAAGTCGGCGGTTAACTGAAAGTGATCTTAGGGAGTATGTTGATAAATCCCTTTGCTTAAGGCGTCTCATTGGTAAAGCGGCTTAATAATTAATATTGAATTGATAATAAATAAGCCGGCAATTTTATGATTACAAAAAAGGGTAAAAAATATCAGTTGGATTTACGTCCGAACGGTTCTAAGGGCAAGCGAATAATTAAGCTATTCAATACCAAATTAGAAGCAGTACGGTACCAATTTGACCTTGTTTCACGTCTATCTGATTCACAAGCCGTCCAGGCTCCATTGGATGATAGACAGCTTTCCGAATTAATCTTTATTTGGTTTGATCTTCATGGCCGTTCGTTAAAATCCGCTGTTGATACTAAAAACCGGCTTTTAAAACTGGCTGAGAAACTGGGTAACCCTAAAGGGCGTTTGTTTAACTCTGCTGAATTTGCCATTTATAGAAAAAACCGTCTCAAGTCTGGAATCAATGAAGCGACTGTTAATCGAGAGCTATCGACAATTAAGGCATTATTTCGCGAACTTAAAAGACTGGATGTAATCGACTATGAATCTTCATTGTTGACAGTACGTAAACTTAAAGAAAAGAAAACCGAACTTACCTACCTGACCCAAGCACAAATAACACAACTCAGAATACAAGTGTCGCTGAGTCAAAATGAGTCCTTGGAATACGTTGTTCTGATTTGCTTAATTACCGGTGCTAGGTGGTCTGAAGCTGAGGGCTTGACAATCAGGAATTGTTTTAACAATGGCTTTAGCTTTGAAGATACAAAAAACGGGTGTTCTCGATTTGTTCCTGTTTCTGAAGGGCACTTTCTTTACATTCAAAACCGTCTTGAACAGGGTCCATTCAAATCTTGTTACTCTGCCTTCAGGTCGGCTTTCAATCGTTGTGGTTTCCCCGTTTCTCCTGGACAACTTGCCCATATCTTAAGGCATTCCTTCGCTAGCCATTTCATTATGAACGGTGGCAACATTCGAGCCCTTCAACAGTTGCTTGGCCACTCATCCTTGCAAATGACGATGAGGTATTCTCATCTATCCCCTGCCTATATGAATCAGGTGGTAGAACTTAATCCGCTTTCTGGTCTTAACAATGAAAATATAAAAAGTGGAAAGAAAGTGGAAAGCTTATCTAAAGACACAAAAAAACCAGTTGAGAAAAATCCCTAACTGGTTGATTTATATATTATTTATGGTGGGTCGCATGCGATTCGAACGCATGACCATCGCATTAAAAG